TCATTACTTCCCCAATCAAGGTCGATAGCAGAAACGGAACTTGGATAGCAATGCTTGAATTTATATTGTAAAAGGTTTCCATTTGCTTTACTATCATAAGTGCCTCTAGAAAGTTGTGTGACTTTCATATCTTTATAGACAGTATCACCAGAATTTGCATCAATACCCAGTTCTTGGAAGTTTGTATCTTGTGATTGAATCATACTGACCCAAATTTCAAATGCAGATCTCAGTCTATGATCTTCATCGTTCATAACAGTAATAGTCCAAGGTTCAAATGTTCTGTCACCAGCGATCTTTAACATACGACCACGAAAGGGAACTTCAACTACACCAATAGTGGTAGCTGGTAATTGTGCTGCTCTAACTTGAAACTTACCAAGTTTATCCGAATCGGCAGTATATTTACCGCCACCAGAGATATGACTTGTTGCTGCCTTTACTGATGCAGGGAAATCAAGATCTACGCGAAATAGATTAGGTCTTGCTAAAGCAGCTTTATCAAGAACCTTTGATTTGAAGTTTGAAATTCTTTGATTTAGTGTTGACATTGTTTTTATCCTCCTTTGTTAACAGTTATCTAATTACTTTGTAGTAGGTTTCTCAACTGTCCAGTGAGAATATTGCCATTCACAAGTAAATTCCTCAATAGCATCATTAGAAGCAAAATCCAAATCAATTGCAGAAACGCTTGTTGGAAAACAGTTATGGAATTTATAATGTCTTGCGGTCTTCAAAGATTCCCCAGCAACTTTGTCACGCATGAAAGACTTAATTTCTAACGTAGATTGGTATGCCAATCCATTCGCAACTGAAAGATTAACTTTGTTGTCTTGGACATCATTTACCCAACTCTCAAGGAATTTTCTAAACTCAAGATTCTCTGAGTTTATAATGGTAGTGCTCCAAGCATCAAATGTTCTGTCACCGGGTACATTGAATACTCTTCCTTGAAACGGAATTCCAATAGTTCCGATATTTGAGGCAGGTAAAGACGCCGCTTTAATATAAAACTTATGATTTGTTGGACTCGTTTTAGCGTTCGTAGTTCCTGGCGGATTGATAGTCGCCTCAAAAATATTCGATCTTGCAAATCCAATCGAACTAATATTTGATTTAAAATTGGTGATAGACTGCTTTGGCATCTTTATATCATCCCACAAGATTACATTTCTATCAGTATTTATACAAACAAAAAAATTGAGACCCTTTTTGGGGGTCTCAATGAATTAATATGTTAGTCTATGACTTAGCTAACGACCTCTGAGAAAGATACGCCAGAACGAGTGGCAATGAACGACAGAGTGATATAGTTAACCGTTCTAGTAGGCTTAACATAGATCTCTGCGAAGAATTCTCCACGATCAATTGCCTCCGGAGGGTTGTTACTTTCATCGCACTTAACGAGGAAATCAGTAACACCGCGACGACCTTGAACTGTCTGCATATAAGGTTCTACAATATTCAAGAAGAATCCTCTTTGTTCAGAATCGTTTTGCTCGAACAGTTGTGTCTTAGCAGCTTGCTCGATGAATCTTTCGATAGTCAGGAACAGGCGGCGAACATTGATTCTGTCGAAAGCAGATGCAAAGGACAGCGCAGTCTTATCACCATACAGAACAGTACCTTGACCAGGGAAAGTTACAATCGGATTTACTCTGTTAGCATAGAGTTGATCTCTCTGTGCCTTGTTTGGAGTATAACCCATCTTGATAACGTTTCTCAATACACCGCGAGTGAAACCTGCGGGAGAGAACCAAGGATCTGTAAGGATAGTTGTTTGTACACACAGACCAGCAATATCAGAGTTGCAAGGAATGTAGCGATACTTATCATTGTACTTATCATAAACATACTTGTATCCGGAATCGAATACCATGTAAGAACTACTAGGCAGAGTCTTAAAGAAGTTTACGACATTATCAGTTACTACCTGAGGATCGGTAACGCCAACAATATGCCCACGACGAGGAGAGATGAAAGCGATGCAATCCTTACGAAGATCAATTACTTGCTTAATAGTATTGATCTTAGAAAGACCACTAACATCACTGTTTCCAGTAGGACCAGTCAGAACGAAGTCAACGGTAACTGCTTCACGGTCAGCAATCAGATCGTAAGACTTGGCAAGATCAGTATTGGAGATATCATAGAAACCGCCAGTGACGCTATAGCTAGCACCATTTTGGAGTCTATAGTAATAAGAAGAGTTATTCTTAGAACCAATAGCAATTGTCGAGCCGGGATAAGAAGGACCGCCAGCAGCAGAACGAATAATATTAAAACTACGATTCTCTGCACCAATGCCCCAGTTACCAGCAGATGCACTGCTGTTTGCGTTATGAACATCAGTCTCGTGCTCACCCCAATAAACGTAAGCAGATTTGGTTTTAATTACCTGAGGATAGTAGTTATTTTCACCAACAGTTGTCTTAGCATCAGATGCTTTAGAAACGTTCAGGAATCTTTCAAGTAAAGTTCCGGGAGTGCCGGTAATAGTGCCGTCGATATCAATGACGAGGATATGAAGTTCGTCACGGAATCCTCCTTTGCTATCAGCATATTGAGAAGTACCAGGACGAGCAGCAACAGAGATCCATTTTGCACCAGGAGAATATTCACGCTCTTGATATTCTTCACGGACGGAAGTGATAACTACTGAAGTTGAGTTTGTATCTGTAACAGCATCAGTTGCTGCAAAATCAACGCTACCCTTATCTTTGATGATATAAAGACGACGCTCAATACCACTGGTAGCAATAACCGCAGTGTTTGTACCCTGAGTTACAGTTTGACCATCAGCAATGATACCAGTAACACCACCAGAGGGCAGAGCAATTTCCAGTTTCTTATCAGTAGCATCCCAAGCCAGAACAGTAACTGCTTCTGCAGAACCGCCAATACCAATAGTAGTAGAAGTTCCGGGTACAAATGTACCTACAACAGTATCTACTGTAAGAACAATACTGTATTTAAATACAGATCCAGCAGCACCAGAGGCAGCAGTCAGTGCTTCGTCGGCAACAAACTCATGCTCGTTACCAGAACCTGGAGCGGGAAGAACAGCAATATGATCAGCACCAGCATCAGTTACGAAAACGCCAATCGAGTTTCCATCACTACCGGGTGTTCTAGCTGCCCATGTCCAAGTGTTAGCAGCAGTCTCAAAGGAACCTTCATAGTTGTCGAGGTTCTTGATTAAAGGTGCAGTACCTTCATCGCAAGAGTTCTTAAGATCGCTGTGTGTAACTCTTACAATCTTAAGGAGACCGCCATAAGAAAGATAGTTTGCGGCGGTGAACCAGTATTCGTAGTTATAATCGTTGGGTTCACCAAATTTTTCAACGAGTTGTGTCTCAGAAACAATGTCTACAATTTCTTCTACGGGACCTTGTTCAAATGGGCCAGCAAGAAAACCAACATTCGCTGTTGGCACTACGGCTGTTGTAGTTAGATCCCTTTCCTGGATAACTACCCCAGGCGATAATTGGTTAGATGCCATCGTGATATACTCCTAAAAGTTCCGTTATCGGTTGTCTAGGATTATTTATATTTTTGAAAGCTTATCTGAACTCCCACATATAGGACTTATCGCCGTATTCCGCGACCTTCCACACATCTCCCTGAGCATCTGCAAAGTATTCATCATCGAGACCATCATCAATGAATCCAAATGGTGCCATATCTTGCTCAATAGATTCTCTTTGATCTGCATAGATACGAGCACGGACATCGTTGTCATGCATCTCTTTGAAGTATTCCTGCATTGCCATCCATGCAAAAATTACTAAACACATAGCAAGATCATCATTACATCCTTCTTCCGCTGCAAATGATTGACCTTTGACAATAAATGTAGTTAGTTCAGCGATAGTATCGTAATCCGGAACGATTAATTTATCTTCTTCAATCAATGCTTTTAGGTTAGAACAACCAACCTGTTTGACAGCAGTAGACATCTTAACACCAAGTTGAGTCTTCTTACCGGAAAATCCTTGTCCGAGTTGTTGACCCGCACGACCGCGCATTGCTGCCATCAGCAAGTTCTCGTACTCCAAATCAAATTGAATAATATCTGCAACCTGACCACCAATATCATTCACTTCACATAAAACATATGCGTTATTATAATTCTTGGCAACATCTATAATAATATTGGGAAAAATAATAGGTTTAATTTCATTATTTTTATATCTGGCTACTACTTTATACGGTAAGGTTGTAGTATCTACAACCATAAAGGCACTATAATCATTAGACAAACCTCTAGCAACGTCAACTGTAATGATATAATTATGTTCCGGTTCTACCTTATTATAAATTGCCAATCCCTTATTCTGTGTAATTGGATCTGAATATGGCATAACTCTCAATTTGCTTGGAGAGATTAATGTATCGACAGATCCAAGAAACTCACACTCAAACTCAACTCGGAACTGTTGTTCTGATGTGTTCTTGATTGTTTGTTCTTTCCAAGCAGCATCTCTGCCGGGTACTTCAGACCAATGAACCTCCGTTGGAATATATTCATTCTTCCCTTTCTCCGCATCATGCCACAACTTGTAGAACATGTTCATGCCGTGAGGCGTGGAGATAATAATTACTTTGGTAGATTTACCGGATGAAATAGTAGGATAAACAGAAGCAAAGAACTGGTCAGCGATATGATTCGGAACGAACGCGAATTCGTCCAGAAAAATGACGTTAAAAGACATACCCCTGATAGCACTAGAGGAAGTAGATGCAGCCATGATTTTACTTCCATTCTCCAGTTCCAGACTACCTCTGTTCCACTGGAGGATACCTTGCTGCAACCATTTGGGGAGGTTTTCATAAGACAGTTGTAATCTCTGCAACATCTCACGAGAAGTTGCTGCTTTGTTTGCTAGGATTGCGACGTTGACATTTGCATTAAACAAAACATACCACAACAGATAACTGGTAACGATAGTAGACTTACCAGACTGTCGAGGTAGTTTTGCAATGTTGAATCGATTCTCATGAAATTTTTCTACCATCTCTTCTTGGAAATGGTACATGTCAAAAGGAATTAAACCTTTATCCAAAGAAACGATTCTAATGTAGGTTCTAATAAAATAGACGGGATCTTCTGAACACTTTAATATCTCAGCAACCTGTTCATTGGTAAACTCTTGTTTTACATTAGCTTTGATTAAATTTGGATTGCCGAGATACTGTTCAGTGTTGGTCATCGAAATGTTTTTCTAATACTTCAATACGTTCTTCCTCGTGTGCAATGATATCAAGTTGTTCTTGAATAGCACCTAACACATCAGGATGCTCACCGATACCTACAGGATTATGCAGATAAATTTCAATATTTACCTTTGCTTTGCTAATCTTACCGATAGCATCATTACGCAAAGCAGAAATAGTTTTTTCTCTTAAATTGCAACTCATAGTAGTGTTCCATTAGTGCGGCGGATTTCTCGTAACTCCTCAAAGTTTTTCTGCTTGGTCCCGCCGTCGTAAGCCCAAGCATAACCTTCATCAATCATTGCTTCGTTGAGGGACAGATCT